GCACTGCAAGCGGTGCTCGGCCTTTGCGTCGGCATCGAGGACAACGACGCTGATCTGGAGCCAAGCGCCCCGCCAGTTCGTGGTGGCAGCTCTGAGCCACCTATTGCAAAAGCGTCAGAAGATCTCACTAAAAAAGATCGCGACACCTGTATCGCCATGATCGCGGCAATTGCTAAACCCATCAAAGATGGCGGGATGGGCGACAAAGCTGCTCAAAAACAGCTGTGCGAATCGTTCCGCTCACAGTTTCGTATTACCGCAGAGAAAGTCTCTGATGGGATCCAAAAGCAAAAGCACAAAGCATGGATTGAGGAGCAGGTGACCGTGATCGAAAACGAGTTTCTGAAAAAACAAGCCCAAACATGACCCGTGAGAAGACCCCGCAAGCGCTCGCCGACGACAGACGGCGCAGGAATCAGTTTTCAGTGCGGTTGGATCCCGATACAGCCGCACAGCTCGAACATTTCATGACGAGCCGTAGCTACAGCGCAAACCAAGCGCTGAGAATCATCGTTCAACGTTTTTTTAAAGGACACACCAATGCCTGACTTTTCAATCGGATTCGCCCAGTTCACCTCGCTCGAGGAGGACAAGCGCACAGACAAAAGCCCTGATGTCACCGGATCAATCGAGGTTCTAGAGGAGGATGTCGCGGCTCTGATCAGCCACCTGCAGACCGCAGACCGGGAGACCAACTACCGGGACGAGACTGTTGTTCGGCTGCGCCTCGCTGGCTGGAACAGCATGTTCAAGAACCGGAACGGCGATCCCCGGCCGATGCTGAAGGGCAAGCTCAGCGGTCCTTACAAGCCCGCCGTGTCGCCAGCTGTTGTTGTAACAGCCGCTGATGACTTGGACTTCTGATGGCTTTCGCATCCAACAACAGCACTTCCGGTGATACGCAAGCCTGCAAGCAGAGTTTTTACAAAAACTCATCGGCTCTCGACAATCTCGACATCGATGATCGAACAGCTCGCAGGTATGCCCAGCGTCAGGCCGCTAAGTCGACCCGGCGTTTAACACGCGAACAAAAAGGGTTCGGCTAAAACGGCTCAATCGAGGCGATGTGTTCTACGGCTTGCTTCAGAAGTTTTGTCTGATGCCAGCTCTGTAAGGCCATCGCCTCACATAATTTTGCGAGCGCATCAGTGTCAGTGCAGGCTCTGATCTCGCGCACTGTTCTCTCTAGCTCCAGCTCCTCCTCGAGGCTTTTTTCCCGGACGATCATCCAGTCAGACCAGCCCATCGGATAGCTCCAGAGACTAAAGATCCACAAAAATGGCCCAGCCGCTACGAGGGCCATCCACCTGCCAACGCTGGTGGAACTCAGCTTGCCGTACTCGGACGCGATAGCCACTTAATGCGTGGTTATGCCCACCGTGCGCCATGTCAGGAACGCCCATCGGGTCGCTCATGAGCCACTCACTGTCGTTGCTGTATCGACCGCTGTAACCGTGAATCACGCTCCAGTGACCACAGGTTTGACTGCTGCACATTGGAGGCTCGCCCCGCAGCAGATCACCAGCGTGCAACCACCCCACCAACACCGGGCGGCCCTGGTCAATCTCGTCTTCAATGTCAGACGCGTCAGCATCCTGCACGTAACGCACTCTCAGCCCCAGGCTTGTCAAAGTTTTGACTTGAGCCATGACAGAAGTCGTGTCGCCATGCTCTGCTCTGATCCGGTTGTACTCCTGTTGGCTTTCGACTTTTCTGTAGAAACGGGCAACCATCGCGGCAGCGCTGGTGAAGCACATTCGTGCCCCGTCCCGTAGATCGCGTTGTCGGTAGTACCGAGGCAAGTGGAGTTCTTGATCAATACCGCTCGCTCGCCATGCATCAAACCAAGCCGCGTCCTCATCCAAAATGCCTTCTGGCAAGGAACGTTCAAGCTCTGAAATTGCAGCCAGCTGGTGGGGCGTACCACGAAAAAACTGAAAGAACGGCAGGAGCGCAAGCGAAGCCATGACCCATGACCTCATTTGTCGATGCGAGTTTCAGGCAGAAGCAGGTCCTTCAAATGCTTGACCGCCAGATCGTCGAGGTCGTTGTCAGTTCTAGTGACAATCTTCTCGAGCATCGCCACGATCAGTTCTTTGAACGCCCGTGATCGCCACATGGTCATGACCAGCGGCTTGAGAACTAGAAGCATGTGATTCACCTAGTTACGCTGTAACGGTAGCTCTGTTGTCCTATGGCATCCAACCCCGAGGATCAGCACGAAAAGGATGGGATCTGTATGGCAGATGTCGTCAAGGCGTTAGTCCTGACGTGGAGCGCTGCATTGCTCACCGCTTCGTATTTGGGCATTTTCCCTCAAATGAAAATGGACAATACGTTCGTTGCTTCTTTGCTTACTGGTGCGATGGCATCCTTTGGCATCGAGCGTAAAACCAACGGGGGGAGCAACAAGAAGCCGACTATCGTCGATAACAAAGACACCAAAGCTGGCATCAAATGAACCGGGCACTTTTGGTATTGGGCATCACATTGACTGCGGCATCGCCCGCACAGGCTGATCTTGAGCACAAAATCATGTCGTCGATTCAGCTCCAAGTTGGCGGCGCCATAACAACGGCGGATCGGATCGGATCCTCGTTCAGTATTTCAGGAACAAACATTGACACCACCGACGGGACAACGGTGAACACGGTTTCGGCTGGAACCATCACCAGCGGCATCTATTCTCCAGGCACTATCGCAGCCACGCAGGACACGCCTGGCGAGGCTTTTAGTTTCAGTCAGTCTTATACGCAGGCCGACGCCGTACCTACTTCAGCCGTAACTACTGGCGACGCTGCAAATTTCGGCAGCCTTTCTTCAACGGCCGCCGGCACTCTCGGTACTTTGGCGGGCACAATTACATCTGATGGCAGCATGACTGTCACAGGAGGGGGTGCCAACACGTTGGCCGTAGGACAGCTCGTAACTGAAATCACAATCTTCGACTGATGCGTTGGCTTTTAGCGCTGATGTTGTTTGCCTCAAGAGCAAATGCTGCACCTGTTATTCCAAATTTCAAACAGGGCACGATGACTAGCCATACAGAAACAACCAGCAAAGTAACAGAAACAATCGTCAGCGAAAACTATTCAACTGGCTTTGAATACAGCGCCAGTGGCGTGAACGTTGCCCCAGACAAATCAATCAACCCCGTTTCAAATACAACAATCAACGGATGGACCTCCTTAGGAGAACGACCCAACTGGTCAATCGTCAGGCCGGGCGAAACGTTTCAGTTCGTCGAAAGCCTGAAAGGCCCCGGTTTGTCAAACGTCACGACAATCCAGCGAACAACCGACATCACCAGCGTTACCGATACAGTCTCCTCCTTTTCGGAATAATCGCCGCTGCCCCAGCCAACGCACAGGATATTGGTGGCATTTCGGCGACTGCATCTCCAACAGCGACAAGCAGCGGATCAGTCTCTAACCAGGCCGTTCAAATCCTTCAAGGTTCTGCCATCACGAACACCTACGGGGGAAACATCCAGTGCCAAGGACCAACTCTGACTGTCACTCCATATTTGAACAGAGCTGCGTCATGGGGCTTGCCGTATGAATACAGCTACCCAGACCCTGTTTACGATCTAAGTGATTTGAATGAAGACGGGGTTTTGGACAACCCTGGAGATGTTTTGTTCTACAAAGACACCCGCACAGGGCAAAAAAATAACCATAACTGGAATCTCGGTCTGTCAATTCAGGCAACCATCCCGCTAGACCAAGGTCTGCAAAATCGCTGCAAACAAGCTGTTGACACTCAGCTGGCTCTACAACAACAACTCCTCGCCAACAAACGCCTTGACTTTGAAATCAGTCGTTTGAAGCACTGCGGCGAGTTGATGATGAAAGGAATACGATTCGCGAAAGGCAGCCCATACGAGAAAGTCTGTCGAGACGTTCGGGTGCATCATCCTGAGCCTCATAAGCACGCTATCCCCGTAATGACCTCTGATAAATCCGGCGCTCCCTGACACTCTCAGCTTTAACTTTTTTGCCCAATGCTTGCTGCAGTTTCTTCATTAGTTTTTTCACCGTCGGTTTAATTAGCTTCAGCAGCACTGGAGTTGCCAGGGCTGCGGAAACAGCAATAACAGATGACGCTGCTACGTTTGTCGCTTCTGGAAGCGTTGGGATTGCCTCTCTAATCTGTTGAGGGAGGCTTTTCGTTTCCTCTGATGATTTCGGCTCTGCTGTTGATGCTGCTGCTGCTGATTGTTCTTTTGTGGGCAGTTTGATCGGAGGTGGCTTTGCTGCCGGCGGTTCAGCTGGACGAGGTTGAGCAGCTTTTACCGGTGGCGGCTCAACCTCAGGCTCCATGTCCATCGGGTTGAAATGAGGCAGATCTATAACAGGAACGCCAATCTCTAGCGTGACCGGCGGAGCTTGCGGGATCAAAACCTGAGGCAGATTTATTACAGGGTTAATCTCAGGCACGACAACTTCTCGGATCTCCATGGCATCAGAGCGGTTTACAGCGCGACATCTTTGGATCGAGGCAACCAGGCACAGAGAAGGACCACCGCTCGTCTATGTCTGCAAATCAGGCAACACGTCGATGTTATTCACCAAACCAGAAACCCTTTTGAAATATGTCCGTTGGCCCAAATCAACTCCGACAGGCAAAGCTCTGCGTGAGTGGCTTGACTGCTGGGACGCGCCAGAGATAGAACCGCAGGCCGAAACTAAAATGGTGACGTGATTGCCGGACCAGTTTCAGTCGGCAGCGCTGGGATTTCAGGCATCAGCTCATCAACCTGCCCCGGAATCATGTCTGTCACTTTGCCTGTGATGTCATCGGTCATGCTGTTTGCGTAATCTTCAATCATTCCAGGGACCCGCATAAATGCAGCAACTGAGAGCCCAACCAGCGCCCCAGACATCACAAATGCCGCCACAGCCAAAACGTTGAACAGCTTTTGCATAGCCAAAAAAAATCCCCTTCTGTGCCGGCAGAAGAGGATAACCCTGTGTGTCTTCAATCAGCAGAGTAGCTCAGAAACTGAACTTTGCGCCAGTTTTGAACCCGAGGCCGAACTCGTCGCCAGTGCCAAACGAAACCTCTGCGTAAAGGGGACCACCGCTGATTCCAGCCTTACCTGTGAACTCCAGTTCGTTTTCTCCAGAATCTGGAAGCACTGCAGCTGGACCGATTTGCACGTAGGCGCCGTTATCAAATCCGTAGCCGACATGCGTCTCAAGGATTGCAGAGCCCACCCCAGAATCCAAACCAACCCCAACGTTTAGCTCAGGATTGACGTACCAGTCTGCGCGGGCAGAGAGGGGTGCCAAGGCAAGTGCGCCAACGGCTGCACCAAAAACAAGACGTTTGATCATTGGAAGAGTCAACGTTTTCCCTGCCCACGGTACTTCTTACGACCGTGAGACGGTTTGGAATGCTGTCCATTTCCCTGTCTGGTCCGTTTCGGTCTGCCAACAACAAATGTTTGACCGTTGAGCGACTTCGCCATCAGATGCCGTCAGTTGACTGCAAATTCTGATATTTAAGAGCTAAACCAGTAAATAAACCATGTTGAGGGTGACTGATTTGGTCACGACCATCAAGAAAAAACAACTCCTCAAGCCAAAGCGTTCTCGCTGCCATGGCTTGCACGTCTTGCGCGCCAGGCTTGTTGGGAATCATCGGATCAGGCCGTTCCATCACCAAGGAGTCCCCGTGCCTTTGATCGGAGTGCGCTGTTCATCAATTTGTGCTTGAAGCGCAGCTTGAATCTCAGCAACCTTTTCCGCACCACCAAGTTTGTCTTGCGCCCAGCCGATGCAAGTGTTAGCCGTCAAATCTCCATAAGCAATGATGTCATCGCCTTCAGCAGGTGCATCAAGGCCGATGCTGCCATAGGCTCCAGCAGAGTAAGTGCCGTCGCTTGCGTTCACAGAGTAGTGAACAACGCTCACAATCCCGTCTGCAAGGGTTCTTTCAAGAGTGTTGACGGCCCAGGTGAACGTGGTGGTTGGGGTAGACATCGGAAGTGTCGTGATGGAGCAAGTTTAAATGCTGATTAGCAAGCCATCAGCACGCAAGGCACGCAATAGCTGCCGTCAGCATAAGTAGTTGAAACCGTCGTGCTGGTTACTTTGGCAATCGTCTTGGAACGCACGATGTCATCATCTTGAGGTTTGGCAGTGCCATCACCAGCGGACATCAGAAGATCACCGCGTGCAACTGTGGTGCCCTGAGCAATACGGATAACAAAGTCACCCGTCATCGCGCAGTAGAAATCGTTGGTGTAGGTGTCATCGTCATCGTCCCAAGCTTGGAAAACACCTGCAACGTTTCGATCACCTTCTACATCGCTCACCTTCATACGGTTAAGTTGTTCATTGTCTTCCACACTTGCCTCAACGGCAGGAACTTTTACATCACCAACATTAACTCCTTCAGGTAATTCATCTTCTTCAGTATAAAGAACTGCTGCCTGCGCTCCATATTGCCACTCACACATCTCATCGAGGTTGCTCAGTACCGAGCCACGAAGAATTTCAGTGCGTTCAGCACCGTTTGCTAATTGCGACCATCGAGTGAGGTGAGCACCATTTAGAGAAACGGTACTTCCAGACACACTGATGTCACCTTCTTCTGTGTTGTCTTGGAGGAATTTAACAAGCTTGCCGTCACTAGACAATCTGTTAACATCTAGAACTATATTGTTATTTCTTGTTAAACTGGTAAGCGCGTCGTTGACACGAAGAGTGCCGTCAATTTGAGCATTGCCTGCGACAAATAAGTCGGAATAATCGCTAAAACGAGTTCCAACTGTTGCTCTAGCTGCTGATGTTGTGGCAACACCGCCCGAAGGTTTTACATAAGAAGTAGCTGCACTTTCTGTTTGAATTTGCACTCCCCATAGACTCCAGTTACCATCTATACCTCCGAAGTCAATAAATCTACCACTTGTAGGTACTAACGAAGTGAAGACAAAACGTTGCCAAGAAGTTGTAACTGTAATGCTTCCAGCTTGATCGTCACCTAAATCTACATTAATTGATTGACTGGAACCACTTTCACTCTTAGCGTAAAATGAAAGCGTGTAGGCCGTTGAATTAAGATTTACGCTACTTGAAACTTGACTAAATCTGCTTTGTGCTGGTGTCGATCCAGCGGTGAATTTACTTGCAGTTTTTGTTCCATCTGGAGCGATAGAAGCATTTGCTGCCCAAGTACCAGTTCCAGCAGTATCGTTTGTTGTGGGAGTGGCGCTTGTAAAGTAATTTGTAACTGGCGGTTCTGTTACGACAGACGGATCAGTTTGTGATCCGAGCGTAATGCGAGCAAGGCTATCAATTCTCATCCGCTCAGTCGGACTTGCCGCACCATCCGCTGTGGTCATGAACGCTAAATGCGTTGGAAGATCATTGCTTCCAGGGGTGCCATCAATCTTGGCGCGGATGATTGCGCCTCTGCTGTTTACATCAGTTCCATCGTTACCTGCAAAAACAATATCACCAAGAATGTCACTTGAGCCAACAGAACCGCTGCCTCTAGATTTGCCAAGAATTAACTGAGGTCCATCGACCGCTGATTGATTTTGGTGTAGCGACAATGATGCCTTTGCTGAAGTGTTTCCTTCAATCTGCAACTGCGACTCTTGAAAGATATCGTTACTGGTAGACGTACCAATCAACAGCCTGCCTGCGCCATCGAGGCGCATCTTTTGACCGTCCGCTCGACCAAAAATATGCTGGTCAGCGTTATTGATAATATCGATAAACGAAGATGATCCACGATCGTAGTGATTTAAAGTGTTCTCTGTATCGCCGCTGCCTGGGAAAAACTCGAATCCTTCGTCACCAGCATCTGAAACAACGAGTGCTCTTTGAGGCGACGTTGTGCCAATTCCACAGCGGCCTGAGCTGTCGATCGTAAATCTGTCAGCAGCGTTTGTCCTAATGGTGAGACTGTCGTCTACATGGCTGTACTTAATTTGACCGACATTATCGTCAGCAGCATCGCCAAAGAAAATATCGCCGCGTCCATTATTAGGGCTGAGAATCCCTAATCCACCAGAGGTTGTAGTGCTAGTCAGCGTGAGTTGTTTGGTGGAATCTAATGCCGACGTACCACCAATGACCATCTGGCCTGAGCTATTTATGCGCGCAGCTTCGCTTGCAGCGGTGGCAAAACGCAAAGCCCTTGTGTTGTGGCTGTAATGGATATATCCGTCATATTCATCAGTGCCAGACGTTGCATCTGAGAAGTAAATAAAACCAGAGCTAGTTGTTCCGGAACGGAGTGTAATGCCACAGTTACCGGTGTCTGCAATAGTTAAATTGTCGGCATTAGCATGGCCCTCAGTCGTCGTACCAACCAACAGCCTGCCCGAGCTGTCGATGCGCAGCCGCTCGGCATTTCCTGTGCCCAGAGCCATATAGTTAGAACTGTGGACATAAATCAAATACCCTTCTGCTACAGCACTGCCACTCGTGCCATCGGCAAAAAACAATGATCCTTGACTGCCCGTTCCAGTAGCAATGGTTATCCCATTATCTCCTGTGCTGCCTACTACAAGATTGTCTGCTGAAGCGTTATAAGAAGAAGGAGAAGAGTTGTTGATCCCGACATTTCCCGAGCTATCAATAAACAACCTGCTTGTTCCACCAGTAACCAGCGCAAGTTGGTCTGTGCCAGGGCGGTAAATGCCGGTATTTTTGTCGTTATCAAACGAAAAAGCAGGCGTAGCAGCAGCACCATCACCTGCATTCTCAAGCAAATCTGCAATCGTTACTTTCTTCGTCGTATCAGCACCGACATCAACAATCGGCAATACGTCAGAACTAGCGGGATCGGTCAGTGCCGTCAGTTCGGTGATTTTGACGTTTGCCACGGCTTAACACTGAGAACTGCGTCTTTGCAGTCTACCGTTCATGCCGTCAAGTGCTCATCAACCCATGACGTTGCAATGCGTCAATCAACGCCTCAACCTTTGCTTCAAGCGTCACGCAATACTGCAGCAACTCAGCATTTGTCGGTGATGCAGCGTTAGCAATGCTGTTTGCATCAGCAGCCGTAGGCAAAGTCCCAGTCGTTGCAGTTGTGTTGATGTCCGTGATTGCCGTTGCTTGCGTTGCAGGAGTCGCGCCAAAGAACCCAATCGCGTTGGCACTAACCTCAACCTGCGTCGTCAGCGTTCCAGCAGTCTGAACCTGTAGCCGAAGCTTGCCGTCTTCTGTCGTGTCACTTGCGTCAGCAATGACAGCTTGGATCGCTGCATAATCAATCGGCCGTTGAGCTTGCGTGCCATCATCGTTATTTCCTCTGAAATACAGAGTGCTCAGAATGTCGTCGTCTTGACCAACAGCATTGTTCCGATGGCGGTACATCCTAATGTCCGCACCAGACGCAGCATCATCGTTGGCACATTCAAGCCGAACCGCTTCAGTGCTTGCATCAGTGATGTGCAGCGGTGATTCAGGCGCAATCTCATTGATGCCGACCTTGCTTTCCTGCAGGCGTATAACAGTTGATGCTGAACCTGCTTTAGTTACTACAAAATCAAGTCGGCCATCCTCGCTGCCGCTGCTTGCGTCAGCAATGCTGCTGGTGATTTCTGCGTAAGATTGTGGGTTACCAGCATCATCTTCACCCCGAAACTCAAGCGTTCCGAGGACATCATCGTCAGCAGGTGATGCAGAGTTGCGATAGAAAACAACGTTAGGTCCTTCAAGTGCTCCAGCTTCGCTGTTTTCAATAATTACATCATCACCAGTCGTAGATTTAAACGTGTGCAGTTGTGCAGTTGCCGTTCCACTGCCAACTTGAAAACCTGTAGTTGTGAACTTTGAGTTCAGCGTATCCCCTGTGCTAATCGCAATCTCGTCTTCAGCACTGCGGAAGAATCCAGTGGCGTCACTGTCAGCAGTAAAACCAAGCGATGGAGCAGTAACAGTGCCAGCCGGAATTTCGGTCAGCAGCGTGTCATACCTGATTTTTTTGTTCTTGTCGGCACTGTTGGATTCTGAAGTGTCAAGCACCAGAAACTCATCGTCTGATGCAGGCGCTGTCAGCTCAGTAAGGGCAGATAATTTACGATCAGTCATCAGTTGCCAGCCTCCAGTGCAGCGACTTTGGTTTCAAGAGTTTCGATGCGATCCATCGCTTCTTGCAAGGCTTTGACGGCTTTCATATACAAAACAGAGTAAGACACTGTTTTTGTCGTTGTACCGAGGCTGTTGCCGTCAGCATCTTCATCGTTTGATTCTTTGACAAGCCCTGGCGATACAGCTTCAAGCTCTTGGGCAATTACACCAATTTGCGTGTGAGTTGCGTAGCCAGTGCTGGACTTGAAGTTGTAGTTTCTAACCCGAACATCTTTGATGTCATTCCACTGCGAACCAGCGTCAACAATGTTTTCTTTTAACTTGCTGTCTGAAATCGCTCCGTAGCTGTTGTTGGTGTTTTGCAAGTCGCCATCGCCTTTAACCCTTGCTTCACCGCTGCCGCCAAGCACCTGTAGCACGCTGTTGCCATCTGCAGTGTTTCTACCAAGCTTATGGACCGAATCATCGCTGATTGTGTAACCGCTTGTTCCTACTGCAGGCGAGCCATTGGTGATGTTACCGCTTGCGATGTCTAAATTACCAGTCGTTTTGATGTTGCCAGCAACGTGCAAAGATTCGGTGGGTGTGTTTTCGCCGATGCCTACCTTTCCAGCACTATCAATAACCAAACGATTTGTGCCGCCAGTGACGAGGGCTAGCTTGTTGGTATCACTTAACTGAAGCCCAGTATCCTTGTCAGTATCAAAGGCAAGGCCAGGAGTTGCTGAGGTTCCAGGCTGAATATATGTTGGACCGTTGATTTCCCTTATGTCAATCCAGTTGTTATTTGCTACATTCCGTTGCTTTAGCAGTGGCCTTGGGCTGTTGTCAGTGTCTATCCAATACTGATACGCAAATGTCGTTCCAGGTTCGCTTGCGCTGCTGTTCTGGCTGACAATCGCCGCTAGAGCATTGTTGAGGTCTGCCCTGAAGCTGCTACCGCTTTGATTGGCAAGATTATAGTCGTGTGTTGCCATCGTTAGGTTTGCTCAGAGCCGAAGCCCGCTGCCACGTACTGGAAATTGCGATCCACCGAAGAATTGCTGGAATCCTTGAAGTGAACCGTGAAACCAGTGCGGGTCACGGATGTCACTTCATAGTAGTCCCCACTGCGTAGATTGAAAGCCGTGATGCCAACAGTAGGCGCTTCATAGAACGCATTTGTAAATGTCACTGCCTTCGCTGCCGCTCCAGACTCAATCAACAGGCTGTTCTCAGTCCGTGCAGGGATTGACAACGAAACACCCAGCTCATCAATCAACGGGGTCTGAGAATCGCTGTCCGACTCAAGCACTGCTTTGAACTGAAATGTCCTAGCGACAAACGAGTTGCGATTCAAAACCCTCCAATCGCCAAACGTGACGGGCAGCTCTTGCCGCAGCTTGTTGCCATCTTCTAGCAATAAAAAATCAGAGTCTTCTAGCTGAACTGTGCCTATCGCCCGAGCTTCATCGCTGGCCCGAAAATAAACGGCAGCGTTAGTGTCTTCTGCTAAGTAAGAACCAAAATCAGGCCAAGTATCAATTAACTCGACACGGCTGTCGATCAAATCATTCGGAGTCAAGCTCAGATTTCCCAAAATCTCACTCAGCGTTACTTCAAATTTGCCGCCAAGATCAACGATCGTGCTGAACTCATATTCGCCGGAACGCCCGCGCGTGCCAATAAAATCGATCTCACTTAGGTCATCAATATTGCCTGTAACTTCACTCTCCCACAACGCATCTCCGTCTAAAACTAAACCGTTATAAACGTCGCTATAAAAAACTCCGCGAGTGAAACTGCCACTGCTAAATGGCGAGGTTGTTGTCTCTTCACGGATGTCAATCACCGTGCGCCTTGGCGTAGCGTCGGGAATGTTGACAAGCGCAGTAACTGCAGTGCTGCTTCTCCTTCTGCTTACATCGTCCTTGAGTTTAATGATGTATTCACCATTCAAAAGCGGCACAGTGACTGCACTTACTGCAACTGGCACTTCAGCAAGCTTGACCGAACCGGCAAACGTTCCAGTGCCATCTGTTTTTCTTGAGTGCCTAACGAGAGCAACGAGATTGTTTAGCCTTTGAGCAACTGGAGGGGTCCACTTAAGAACAGCCTGCTTGTCATCAATAGGGCTGACTGTAAGGTCAGAGATGTTAGGAACAAGGTCCGAAAGATCTGGTACTATCGCTGCAACTTTTGCGCGGCGAGATTTCTTCGGTTCTGCATCTCCAATTCTTATCCCAACGGCTCTAACTTGAACCTCAAGCGTCCTACCAGGCTTCAGCCCTTCAATCTCAAAAGTAGTTGCTGTCGTTTCAAACTTCTTAAATGTTCCGCCGTCGATGCGGTAGCGGCCTTCAAAAGATGCAGTGAAGCCACCCTCACCTCTTGACCACGAGGCTACTGCGCGATTAGTAACGCCACCATCCTTGTCGATCCGCTGAAATTCAATCGGCATCAGATTACTGGGATAGGTGGCCTTTCATCCACAGTAGTGATGTCATCTAATTGCAGAGTGGCATCGGGATCGTCCGCAGCAGCATAGATGGTGTCGTTGAACTGCACAGCAACAACAGCAAACGTTCCATCACCATTGTCCGCAACAGAAAGGCAGCGGAACTTCTGTTCTTTCGCATCATCTGTGCTGATTGAATACACCGCATGATCTAGCGGTTGCGAACTAAATGCGGTGCTTACTGTGACCGTGGTGCCGCTGGTATTACCAGTGTCAATCGCTTTGCTTTCAACCGTTCCATCACGCAGCACGCACGTCAGCGTTGGGTTGGTGCCACTAGGCAAAGTGATGGATTGATCCGCGACAATCGTGGTTGTCGTAGAACTGCTGATACGTCCAGACAAACGCGTTGCAGCACGCAGCTCATCTTGAATCGCAAAGACCTGTCCAGGGAAAACCAACGCTCCATCAAGACCAACTGCAAAGGTAACCGTGTTGGCGTCCAGCTCTTCTGACTTCATCATCCAACGCCCCATGCGTTGCGCTTGCGTTTTAGATGTACAGCCAAAAGCCAAAATCTCTTTTACTTGATAGCCGTATTTTGAGATCAAGTCTGCATCTTCAATGCAGATGACGTTGGGCTTGTAAAAGTTGTCTGGATCGCTGTAGCGGATTCTGATGCTGGTGCTACGTGTCTTGAGCGATGATCCGCTGTAGTTGAACACGCCGCCGATAACGTTGGAGTTAGAAAAAATGTGAACCGCAGAAACAGGATCAGTCGTGCCGTCATCTTTCCTAAGATTTCCGTGATCTGCTGTGACCTGAATCGTATTTGACTGCCAGTACATCATGCCCCTGAAGATGCTGGCAAAGTCCTGCAGCACGGTGAACGCTTCAGCCTGCGATGAAACCTGAACGTTGCAAGCAAAGCGCGGCTCTTTAGTATTATCGTCCAAAGTTATTAACTCGTTTGCATACTGGCAAAGAGGATACAAATCAACCCAGCTCAGATTTGTTTCGTCAATGAAGTGACCCGCTCCGTATCGTTTGTTCGTAAGCAAGTCGTAAAAAATGCACACCGGGCATGTTGTCCATTTTTCCCTTGCGGAAAGCTTGCCGTTGAAAGACTGAGGAAAAGTCAAACTTCCAACGGCTTTTGGACCGTCAAGTTCCCCGTCATTTACAACCGCGTTTTTAGGGATTTTCACTTTTCTGCCGCGTACCAGATAAGCCCTAGTTGGCAGATTTTGGAACTCCTCTGTTGAGATGTTCATGCCTACCGTTGCTGCGTAGGGATACGCTGTCCGGATCCTTTGGTTTTCAGTGACGGCAGTCCACAGCAGTTGATTTCTGCGGCCATTTTTTAACGGCGTACGCTTATCGACTTCTTCAAACTCGTCAAACGTTGCGCGGAAAATCTGCCTGTCAAGCTCGCCAGCACTTTGCTGCGTATCAGTGCTTTGTTGACTGTGCGGTATGTTGCCTTCAAAGTCTTTGCCAGGATATTTGCGAACTTGAATTGTCCAAGGTGCTTCGCCTTCTAGTTCAATGCCGCTTATTTTGTACTGATAGCCAGTCGTGCTAATGCCCTCAATGTAGAAGAGGTTGCCTTTGCCGTCTGTTTTAAAGTCTTCGCCGATCTTTCTAACGTCGGCCTTTTTGATGCTCTTGTATACGCCACTTTTGTCTGCAATTCTTACATCAAAGAAAATCACAGCATCAAACTGCTGACCCTTAACAAGCCCTTCTTGCGCTGTAGAGAACAATGCTGGCACCGTAAACAGCAGATCAACGTTGTCAACGTCAGCGTCTGTTACCTGATAAATTGCCGAGCCTGCGCCATAGTTTCTTGACTTAACTATGTCTAAGTCCTCGCCAGTGTCTTTGTCCTTCCTGTTGTTTTCCTCGTACTCTGAGCCGACTTCACCAGGGCCATCTTTTGTGACGCTTGTCTTTCCCTTGGTGTTCGGCAACCACGCTTGCTCCCGAGTTCCAGGATTGAAGTCATAGGTGATGTTGTTTGGATCGTAGTTGTTTTGCCCTGTCACTGATTTCAGAGGTGTTTCATCTAAGAAGACACCTTTGCGCCTACCCTCAATGCCATCAATCGGCCCTTCACAAAGGAGATCAAGAATCTTGATTACAGAGGTTGAATTAAGTCCCATACCTATGTCTCCGAAAGGTTTTGAGTTTTGTTTTCGCTGTCTTGGATAAAGTGCTCGTAGCCAACGCCTCTGATCACGAGTTGACCGCTAGTGTCGGCGTCGGTGTCAACGATTCTAAAACCAAGTCTGACAGTCGTATTGTTATCCTCTAGGCCGCTAACTGCATATGTAATCGCGTGTGCAAACTTGAAACTGTCCGTTTGCTTTAGCAGCCCTTGCACCGTCCCGCGAACAGTGGCAAACAACTGATCTCCACCCGTATAATCATCTTTCTGAATTGTCATTTCATAGGTGACAAAAGCTGGAACGTTTTGACCGCCAACAATGTTAAACAGGCCGTTGTTAATCTCCAGCAGTATTTGAAAGTTTTCCTGATTGTCTTCGTCAGAATCAAACTCTTTCAAGCCACTGACGCTTTGCTTGCTTGTCTCGTCAAAGCTGATGACAGCATCCGGCTTTTTCTTCTTTGCCTCAGAGCCTGATTCTTCTGCAAGTCTCACTTGCTCATTGCTCCAAGTTCTTGTTCTAAGGCCGTTCAAAGATTTGAATTTGTTGCCGGGCTTTTCTCCATTGACCCTTACTGAACTGCCGCCGGTAATGCCAAAAAACTCACCTGTCGGGTTGCTGTCATCTGCCACCTGCACACGAGAAGAAAGCAAATGGCTGCCGATCAACAGTTTGCCGTAAACGAGAGGCACTGTTGCTCCAACGCCCACAGTATTTGCAGGGCCAGCAAAAGCGTATGACTGTTGCCCTGATGTGGCGCGGGAAACACCTTGTGGGCCTGAAGCGTTTGTGTTTTGCCCTGGTGCGGTTCTGTTGTTAAGGGTTGGGATTATGGGCTGTGGGGCAAGCATTTGCGAAATGCCGCCGAGCACAAGGCTTGCGCCGACTGCGCTAATTGCCGTCCCTACCGCAGCAGCATTGAGGACAGCAATAGTTGAAACCCCAACGGCTGCTTGCCCTGCCCCAAACAAACCTACTGTTCCAAAAAGTCCAGCGCCCGGAAAAAGGAACGAAGCAGCAATAAGGCCAACACCTGCAAGTATCTGGCCTGCACTGCCACCACTACCTGCGATCACAGGTGTCAGCACCAGATCATTCTTGCCTAATGGCAACTGCAGATCTTCGTACCCCAGAAACGTTCCAGCCTGCACCAACGTATAACCAACGCCATGCTGGTGCGCTTCTGTCAACTCCTTCTGCAGTGCAGGGTGATTGATGCACAGCAGCTTGATCGCCTCCGCAGGAGAGCGAAGGTTGAAGTAAACATGCTCTGAGCCGTAACGATCGCCCAGGTCATCCAGCAGTCTTACGGTCTGCTGCATACCGAAAGACTGCCGCAACTCTTGAAACATAGTATCGCCCAAATGGTTCCACCGCACTTAGTGAGTTCTGCCGTTGATGCAGGATCCGTTCGTCAGACAGCAAGATCGCGGCGTGCATTGGCGTTGCAGTTCCAAGGCGCATGATCAATACATCACCTGGTTTCCTGCTGATGTACTCAACTTGCCGGAAACCATGTACTGGCATCTGCTCTAAAAAGATACTGCTGCACGTCTCCAAGTCATCAGGGCGCTCAAAATCAGGCAGCTCAACCCCCTGCAACTTGAACCAGTCACGCATCAAAGTAAAACAATCAAATTTGCCATACTCCCAGTCCCTGCCGATTAAGGCGCAATAGTTGACCATTGTTTGTTTGGAAGGCTCCAAATATGCCACGGAACTTTCGTTCCAATGCAGGCACGCCTGTCAGCTTCACTTGCTTCACCCCCGTTTGGGTGTGAATGCACAATGGCTTCTACTGTTCCAAAAAATGCCGCCATTGCATAATCCCGTGGATCAATCGCAAAATCAGCGCAGGGATTGTCTGCAACGTTCCGACAGGGCCAGTATTTGCCATCAACAACAACGCCACAGGCTTCTTTTGGAGCGCACCTTAATGCGTGCTGCTCTGCATCAGATCTGAAGTCTTGCACCTGGGAAGCCTCCAAACGGCAAGAGATTTCCATCTGGACCGATGCCACATTCGTCGCCCTTTGGGAACCTGAGTTCACAGGCTCTTAGATTCTTGGCACATTGATCGCCTGCCTCGTTTGTTGCTTCATTGTTTAGATCAAAATACCCACCGCTTTTCGGAACGTATCCGCACTCAGTGCCCTTGTAAATCCACGGGCAGTGCTCAACAACTTGTCTCGCAGGCAAACGCAGATTCGTCAGATCAAGCTTGCCAACCAGTTCAAACTCAACAACCTGAAGGTTTTCAGTTGCTACGCGGTCGATGTACCACGATTCATAGCCACCGTTGAACACTGCCGTTGGATCTGCTGTTGGATTCAGACCCTCCCCTGAAAACAATGAATCGCCTGATTGCGTGATCAGCTGATCGTCAGTTTGAGTAACAAAAAACAGAGTTGGAAAGTTGGCACTGTCTAGAAACTTTTTGCAGGTACGAATGCGCCTAACTTCTGCCTGCAATGGGTTGTAAGCATTGAGCAATGCAGTGATGGTTCCATAGTTGACGTTTGGATCAGTGCCACTTGTAGAGATCGCGCTTACATTACTGATCTTCATGCTAGGGCGCGGCAACGTGCCCTTTGTTGTTACCTCAAATCCGTCAACTTCAATCGGAACTGCCGCGTAAACTAGATCATCGAAAATAATTGAATCTTGAGTTTGATTTGTCCCTGCGTGGAAGTAATAGACCTGATCGACGCCATTTACTGCAGCGGTTAAGTGCAGTTGAAACAGTTCAATAATCGCTGACGGTTCAAGGGAATGAAGCTCCCTTTCAACCTTGTTGGGCGTGGTCGTCATGGCTCAAACACTTGCTCAAACGTTGCTTGGATCGTCGCACGATTTAAATATGGAATCGACTTGCTCCACTGACGGCAGATGAATTTGCTGCTGCTACTTTCGCCAGGTGGCGTGAAGTCAAAGTTTTCCGTTCCACCGCGTGCATCTAAGAACGTCTCAATCGTGTCTGCATCCGTTTCCGACACCTCAAACGTCAAGCTGTAGGACTTTGGGTTTTGATTGATGCCAAACGTGCTGCGCTGGCTATACCCTGAGCCAAACTGAGCGATATTTACGTTTGGGGCACTGGTCTTTTGCAGACCATACGTTGGGTTGATAGAGGGGAAAGTAGCCATCAGCTCAGAAGTCCTCCAGGGCGTTTTTGCTTGATCAGCTCAGCTTGCACGGCCGCCCCAATCGCTTGCCCAAGTGCTTTGCCTTGTTGCCCATCACCCTGCACGTTAGAGCCTGAAGCGTCAACGTTCACCACGACGTTAGAGCTGCCAATTGCATGATTAGGGACGATCGTGCCTGCTGTTTTCGGTACGAATAACTCAGGCCCACGTTCGCCGACGATTGAGGCACGGCCCACAGGTGGACGACCACCATCCGCAAATGTAGGCAGTGCAGAAAACAAAGAGCTGCCTGGGAATATGGCGTTCAATGCTGTATTGACCCCAAGACGCAGAAGCTGCCGACCAATGTCGTTCAACATGTTGCCCAGTGCCTGCGTGGCGTTTTGAGCGTCGAGAATTGAATCAACGATGCCATCGCTGATTGTTTGCCCAACAGACTGATACAGCTTTTCTAATTCTGTAACTTCTTTCTTGATCTCCTTCTCTTTTTTCTCTCGATCATCAGCGAGATCAACGAGCGTCTGAGTCATCTGAACAATGCCGAACGTATGTTTTATCTGATCGATAAGGTCATTTGTGATGTCGTCCCCAACTAAAGCGCGGTTGCTTTCTGCTTTTTCTATAAGCAGCTGGAACTGCAACATTGTTCGCTCTTGATCTGTCCTCGCTGCCCCGAGGACTGCCTGATCCTTCATGGCTGCCAGCTGAGCCAATGCTGATTTCTGAGCAGCATCACGGAGCTTTGCAAACTCCTCCTCTCGCTTCAGCCTCTCCGCTTCAGCTTTTTCTCGATTATCAGAAACCGTTGGCGGTGGCTTTATCGGCACCATGTTCGCGTCGTATTCAATCCCGGCGATGGTGAACGTTTGGGACAGCACGTCCCGGCGAGCTTTAAGCCTGTCGATCTGATCAGCGGCCTCTTTGATTCGATCTCGGAGGTTGGCCGCCTCGCCTGCTTGGCCCCGGAAAAACGCTTGCTCCTCAATGGTTTGCAAAGCGCCTTCCATCTCTTTCAATTTGCCGGTGGCGTCCTCAATGCCATCTTCTAAATCGTTGATGCTGGTTGACTTGATGAGATTCTCGAACTCCCGCTGTTTTCGGATCGCATCCTCAACAGCTAGGGCAAAGCCAGCAACCGCAGCAGCAACCAGTGCAAACTTGCCCAGTGTCGCAAGCCCGGCAACGATGCTCGCGGAAGTCAGTTTGATCCCCAGCAGATTGGCGGCAGCCGATGCAGTGCCAAGCGCGCCGGCCAAACCAATCGCCCCGGCGATCGCAAACTGAAACAACCCCGGCAACCTGCCAACAGCGTCGACCAAGACAGATGCGATGCCAACAAAACCCTCGGCAGCAGGCAGTAGTTGGCGGCCGATTGAAACGCTCAGCTCATCTGTTGCGTTTCTTAACGCCTTGAACCGCGCCGTAGGCGACTCTTTTAGCAGCTCTTGAATTTTGTCTTTGTTTTTTTCAAACCCTCGAGCCAGCGCGTTGATAAGGATGTCGGACGTAATCTTGCCCTCGCTGCCTAGCTGCTTCAGCTCGCCAACGGTGACACGCATCTCGTCAGCAACGAGCGTAAGGATCCCTGGGATCTGCTCAGAAATGCTTCTGAACTCATCGCCTTGCAAGCGCCCAGAGCCGAGGGCTTGGCTCAGCTGCAAAAATGCTGCAGACGCAGCTTGAGAAGAAGTTCCGCTTGCAAGCGCAACAGCGTTAAATCCTTGAAAAACTGTCTGAATCTCAGACAGCGATTTCCCGAGCGGCCGCAAACGCGCAAATATGTCGGCGAAAGCTGAAGACGATTCGCCCAGCGATAAGTTGAACGTCTCTGCGTTTCTTTTTACTAAACGCTGGACTTGACCGAACTCTCCGTACTCGCGTGACAGCAGCTCGAGGCGAACCTGCGTTTGTTCGAATGAAGCTGCTTGATCAATGAAGTTTTTTGTAGTCGCTCCTGCTCCAAGGGCGACGGCAGCACCGCCAAGCGTGCCCATCCTTTTGCTCAACTTGTCAGCTGCATGTTGCGCTCGCTGAAAGCCTTTACTGAAGCTGTCCCCTATTTTCCGAGCTTCATTCTGCAGCCGAACAGCTTGGTTCTGAACTCGAATGACAGCCCGCTGCAGGCGAGTGCTGTCGCGGTTGATTTTCCTCAGCTTGCCGCTGAGTTGGTCTTCAAGCTTTAGAACTAGCTGGACAGATTCCATCAGCCGCCGACCAATGGACTAATACTACCGACGCCTCTGTTTTGCGCGCTGCATGGCCTTCTCCTCCATCTCAACTTTCAACTCATAGAAAGCGGCAAAATGCACTAGCTCTGCATCAGTAAGCTCTGTGCGGAGCCTGCTGACCGTCATGCCCAGCTCGCAGGCCAAGTGGAACTCGAAAAATACCCACTTGTCCTGCTTTAGTCTTTTTTTGCCTCCTCCAAGTCAGCGGTTTCGCCGAGACCAAACAGAAACAGTTCGATCTCATTCAGAATCGACTCAGGCAGCTGGCGTTGAAGCTTGACAGCGTCAGCAGCAGCAAACGCCTTCGTGCCGTCCTCCAACTCAGCAATTTGGCAAAGCATGTTGGTGCTGATGTCTAGCGCTTCATCAGTGCCAGCCAACTGCTGAGCTTTTTTACGGTCTGCCCGTGTGATGGGCTTGAAATACAAATCGACGATTTTCTCGCCTTCTGCGTTCTTCAGTTCAAACTTGCGACGCTGGTTGAGGTCAAACGCCCCAACCAGCAGATCAACGGTGCGAGTTTGAGAAGGCATTTAAGCAATACATTTATCGCTCAAACTATAGCCCGGTATCAAGCGTTCGAATTTATCGCGCCGCTTGTTTGGAAGCTAGCGCTAACAATTACAAGCTCACCAACAGTCGAAGAAATCTCTGCTTCAGTAATGATGCCCGCAAAAGTAAATGAGTCCGCATCGTTAGTATTGCCAGCTCGGAACAGCTCAAATGATGCGTCTACAGCGTCAGCTGTCTTCAACACGTCGTCGAAGAAGGTTTTTTGAGTAGCTTCACCCTCGTTGAAAACCAACTCGATAGTGCCAGAGCCGCTAATCAAGCTGCCAACAAATGAACGGAAGGTGTCACCGTGATCGGTAACGTCCAGCGTTTCCTTTGTAATGTTCAGGCTCCAGCTACGTGTGCCGACAACAACAGCAAGAGAGCCGCTGCCAGTCTCAAATTCGACTGAGCCTTCTTCTCCGCGAAGGATAGCCATGGTCAGAGTTCCTCGATGAATTCAAAGGTCACACGGACCTGGGTTTGAAAGTAGCCCTCGGGGGAAGCCGAAGCTAAAACCTCCGGACCTATTGGAGCGTCGAAGTAAACCCCCGACACGATGACCCTATTGTATAGGTCACGAATCCGCTTGGCGATATTGTAGTTTGCGCCCGTGCCCACCCCCAACGGCGTAAACACGTTCAAAACAACAATCCCGACAACACGGTTGCTTGAATCGCTGATTCCCCCATGTGTCAGATATTCGCCAAGGCCAAAACTCACTAAGCATTGCACCCAACTAGACCCTGGTGTTGGCTCGTATGCCATGTTGTGAAACACCACAGGCAGCACAGGGTTGCTCGCCAGCTCATCTGCGATCCTGCCCTCTACAACTGCCCTGATTGTGTTTCGGTTGGTGATAGCCATTTCTACAGATCTTCGAAAACGTTGAACGGCACAGTCACTGTCGATTGAAAAAACGACGGCGGTTGCGAGGCTGTAACGACACTCGGGCCTGAAACGGCCTCGAACTGAATGTCGTTTTGGATCTCCCTCGTATAGATGGTGCAAACACGGCTAGCTAAGTCGTAGTTGGCACCGGGGCCAACTCCTAAAGGAGTGAAAACGTTTGCCTCAACGTTGCCGTTGAGCCTGTTAGACGAATCAGTTGTTCCACCGTGCGTCAAATATGCAGACGATGCAAACGACACCAAACACTGAACAAACGAGTCCCCAGGAGTAGGCACATATGCCTGATTTCTGAACACTATGGGCGTCGCGTCTGCCTCAGGTGACTCCGTGACAATGATTAACCCGCTTTCGCTGGTCAGCGTGTTGCCATCTTGCTTCGTAACGTCTGCACCAAAGCCCGCGAGAAAATGCGCTTCAATCGTCGCTCTGATGGCGTTCAGATCAGCGGCCGCCATTAGCGCCTCCGATTCTCAAACCTGATCAGCTGTGGAATGTCTTTTCGAGCCACTTCTTTGAGGATCAGATCAGGGTATCTCTGAACAACAGGCTTCGTCCCTGTCGACTTGTTTCTGCCAGCGGGCTTGTACTCGTTGTTCCAGTTTTTTGGCATGTTCTCGCCATACATCACGGCGGGAGCGTATTTGACCATGTTGAACACTCTTGCTTCCCCTGGAGTGTCAGTGTTCAGCTGCCAGCTCTCGATCAGATTTGCTGTAACAACCGGGGTGCCTATTGGCGGCTCAGCGGTTTTTAGCCTTCCGTGCAGGCCAATGCCAGCTTTTTTGATGACTCGCTCGGCCACCTCTTGAATCATGGAATCGATTCGAATAATCCGAGTAGAACCCCTAGTCATCACGCCCTCAGGATTAGTTCGTAATGGGTCGCGTCGCCGGCTGTTTCTTGGAACGTCGTCTCGACCCGAATGATCTGATAAACGATGCTGCTGATCACAACGCGATCTTTTGTCTCCGGCGCAGTTGTTAGCTCTTTGGCTGCAACGATCAAACGTTTGTCGCCAGCTTGGATCAGCTCGTTTGCTTCGCTGACGCTGACGTCATAAACATGACCTTTGATCGACGTATCCGAGGTCGTTTCCGTGATCGCGCCCGTTGTCGTGTTGTAGCTGCCGCCAGAAACGTAACGGATTGTCACGTCTCCGCCAAGTTTGTCCACGATGGTCTGCGCGACCTTGTCGAGCCCTCGGAGTGCCATCAGGCTTCGTAGGCGATGACGGTGCCGCTAGCGAGCGTAATGCTGGTGATCACCAGCCCCTCAATCGCGCAGTTGGCGTTGAGGTTGATACTGCTAACAGTGGACGATCCGTTCTCAGTGATGAAATCAGAGACCAGCGTGATCACGCTGTCCTCAAGAGCAACAACTTTCACGAACTTGCCGGTTTGGGCTGCCGTGTTGTTGATGATGTTCGCCTTGGAAGGCTCGTAACCCATCATGACTAACTCCGTTTGATACCGATGTTGCCCGGTCCTGAGATTCTAAGGCCGGTTAAATACCTTTCAAACATAGGCGGCACTCGATCAGCACCCACAGCACCTGTTTTGTCAGGCTCAACTTCAATGTTGCCCAGTTTGACTCGCTTGTAATCCTCGAGTCCGCTCAGGCTGATACCGTCCGCATTGTTTTTCAGGTAAACAGCAAGCTCGATCTGCGCCCTTTTTACCTGGTCTGGGACTTCCGTATCGGTGAAGTAATCCTCAGAGATGCGAAACGGAAACCCCGTGGAATACGTATTGACGTAGGTGTCTGGCTTCCGAACGCCTGTTCTCGGCCACTGCAGTGCTTGCGTGTCTGTTGCCCTGGCTCCCAAGAAACGCTCACGATCGAGACGCTGTGCAGCGGCTGCTAAAGCCCGGTTCCGCGTGTCATCCGTTCCCGTTGTCCACTTGCTTACGTCCGTGCTGGAGATCATCGCCTCCACGAACGTGTTCGCCTCCGTCAGCGTGATGTAGCTGTTGGCGTTTGCGCCGCCCGCTGTTGCGTCGATTGTTACT